GATCTGTTACAATTGCAGCCATATCATTAGCTTTTTTCTATATTTATACTACCCAAGATCCTTTCTTAATGAACCATTGTCCCTAAGACCGAAATCTCTTCTCTGGATAGATGGGTAAGTTGTTAATCCAGAGTCTATTGTTAATCCAGTAACACCTATTGATACTGGGTTTGTGCCTCTGGTAAATCCAGAAAGTCTTCCCCAAGAGAAACTACCGATTGTTGAACCAGAGGTTTCTATACCAGTGGTATTAACACCACTCATTATATTACATGTAATAATACCAACACCAGAATTATAGGCATTTATAAAGTAGATATTATCAACACATGTAGTTCCAGTTGCAACAACAGTAGAGTTATCACTCACAACTGAGGTAACACCATGTCCAACTTGTGTTCCAAATATGTATATAGGATATCCAACTTTCAGATCAGTAAGAACTGAATTTGGATTATTTGTTAAATCGGCACTTATATTAAATTTAAGTGCAGTTGGATGTCCGATTCCACCAGTAACACCGATACCTGTGATTGCACCATCAAATCCTTGAATGGTAGTAATTGTATCAATATCCTCTTTGATTGCATTTGGAAGTGGTGCTAAAACTTGTGGAACAGCAACGTTTGTATATCCAAAACCAGGATTTGTTATTGTTGTTCCTGTTATTACACCATTAGTGATTGTTGCAGTTGCAGTTGCAGTTGCTCCAACACCAACTCCTATAGAATGAGGAGCAGATATTGAGATAGATGTTGTAGAACCTACGTATCCACTACCACCGTTTGTGATAGAAAGTGATGATATTGTACCAGCAGCTGAAACAATAGCAGTAAATCCAGCAGCAACAGGATTTGTTGATCCAACTATTAATCCTCCGACTACAATATTACTTAAAGCAGAGAAATCTTCCTCATAGTTAAAGAATTTTGCATTATCAACAAATAATTCATTATCAGTTGTTGAAATATCATCAATAATTTTACCAGTTGGATATACCTGCGATTCAATAGAATCTCTTGATTTAGATACTATTTCACCATTTATCTTTTTGTCTATCTTCTGTTTTATCCAATTAAATGGTTTGTATGTTGTCTCATTAACACCCAATCCTGTGTAAAGGTTAGTTTCTACTTCATCAGATGCTATGATATTGAATATAGTTCTTGGATCTTGTGCTGTTGTTACACCGATTTTATTTAATTGAACAACGTCACCAGTTTTTATAGTAGGTGCTATTGATGCACCCGCAGAAACTTGAATTGAATCAACACCAGTTGTTCCTTTATAGAAGAATATGTCAATGACATCATTAGGATCTGGTGCTTGTATGAATTCAAATGATGAACCACCATCAAATGTGTAAGACTTGCCTGGTTCTTGAATTACTCCATTTACAAATATGAGTAACAGAGCATCAAGATCAATAAGTGATGAATCTGGATTATCTGGATCTACTTCAAAACTTAGTAAACTTGCATTGTAGAATATTGGGAATCTAACTCTTTGTCCATCTTGTAGATCCTTTATTGAATCAATGAAATCAAATTGACCAAAGTTCCAAGATGAATACTGATCACTGAATACCTCAGTTACTGTCAATTCAAAATCGTTTATTAATGATGATAAAGACTTATCAGTAACCAATCCAACAGGTTTGAATACGTCACCCAATTTAAAGTTATATCCATTATTATTTAATTTAAAGTTAACAACTTCAAAGGATGTAGATCCTATACCAACTGTGGTATTAGCAGCTCCTACCACAACATCCACGGTAACACCTGTTCCAGTATCAGTAGTAGATCCAATACCTCTTCTAGAAACTCCAACAATTGGTAGATTTTCATATGATGGTGCAGGTATAGTTATAACAGGTTCAGTATATCCAGTACCAGCATTATCAATTGTAAATGATAAAGAACCACCAGCACCCACTACAACGGAAACATCTGCACCAGAACCCGATCCAGTTCTATCTGTAACTGCAACTGACACTGGATGACGATAACCAGATCCAAGTGATAAATCTGCAAGATACTCTGTTACAGTTCCTGAACCAACATATGAACGTGCTTGTCCACTTACACCTATATCAGTTGTAAAGGTGGTTGTAGATAATATACCAGTTATACTAAAATCTCTATTATTTGGTATAGTTAATGATGGATTAAATACCATACCATCTAATCTTATGAATTCATTAATATTTCTAAATCCATGATTAGTTGAAGTTGTAACTTGAAGTTGACCTGTTAAATGATTATATTTTGCTGTGCTTATTCCAAATGAACTTCCAGTTGTTCCAATACCAACGATCTCTACTATTGATCCACTTCCATTTATATTTGCTTTTACTTTTGCACCTGATAGTGGAGCAACACCTAATCCACCAGTTGATCCAAGTGATACAATTACACCACCTCTTGGAAGTTGATTTTGATTTACATCAGTATCACTAATAATTTTTTGACCATTTGATGATGTTATTCCAGTAAATATTACGTTACTCTCTCCACCAATTTCAGAAAACTCATAATTATTTCCTAAGTTATTAAATGTAGATGGAGTTTGGAATATGCCATTTAGAAGTAAAATACTACTTCCTGTTTGAATACCAATTGTGCTCGCACCACCAACTCTCAATGGGTGTGTAGCAGCTATTCCTGTAAAACCACCAGAAATATCATCAAATACTCTGTTCTCACTATAATCTTGTCTTAGATATACTCTTCCGTTAAATGTAGATCTAACAGGATCTAAGTTTGCTTGTGTTTTTTGTGTAGCATTTGCATCTCCTTTTGGTGGGTCTGTAAGATGAAGTGTGCTATCAACAATATTATAACCACCAGAGAATAATCTAGTTGTATCACCTGAACTATGATTTGTAGCAGCAGATCCTATTGCACCTCTTTCTACAACCAAAACATTTACAGATCCTGTTTCGGTAATTGGACCGACTGATGTAGTTCCTAAACCAACGTTGGTTATCTTCATAAATTCATCATTTATTTTGATGATGTCATTTGATTGTATTGAAGAAATTCCAGTTACACTGAATGTAGTTTGAGTATTTGTAATATTGTATTCAAGATCTGTGATAATTGGTGTAAATGCCATAGGTGATTGTATCACACCATCAATTGATATTAATGCCTTCTCATTTTTCTTGAACATTTCAAATTCATGAGCATTACCAGATCCTGTTCCAGTAAATGTAACTGCAATACCTGCTAATGCATCGGGACGAGATTTTGATATCTTAAATGTGTCTTTTGTTAATCTAATAGCATATACATCAGAACCTAATGTGCCACCAGCAGTTGCAATTCCAGTTACTGCTATACCTTCAAAAGTTGAACCTGGTACATATATCAATCTTTCACCAGTCTCAAAGAAATGATCTACAATTGTAAATATGCCAGTTGATGTATCTAAGGTTGATGTGTCTGCTGGATTGAATTGTTTTTGGAATATTGGTGTTGAATCACTTTGAAGTGCAAAACTTGTTTTATTAGATCTTAAACCGTTTATCGCATCATATTGACCTAACAATATGGATTCTGTAACTGTTCCATACTGTAAATCTGGTGCTGTATTTAATAAATCACTTTCAGTATAGAATGCTTCTGTAAATACTTGCAACTGAACACTATTAGTTCCTCCACTATAAAGAGGATCTGGGTGAAAATTAAGATTCAGGTCATTACCAACTAATGTTGATGAGAATGTACCTATACCTGATGTGCTACCAATTGATAAGAATGGATACTGAACAGTGTGTGAATCGGTAGAATCATGAGCAACCAATACTTGGTGAAGGGCACTTGTTGAACCACTTGATACTCTTACAAATCCTTTCAAAGTAGAGATTTCATTTTCTAAGAATGTTGCAATTGTAGATGCTGTTGAAACATTTGAAAACTTAGATTCTAATCTAGTTGTTTTTTCTGTTCCATCAAGTTGACCTAGTAACTTAAACCTATATGTTCCAATACCTGCTGCTGTTGTTCCAATACCAATAATTCTTGATCTAACTAAAACTTCATTTGGTTGATCATTTTCAAAGTTTAATGATAAAATATTTGAATTAATTTCTGATGTAAATGTTCCTATAAAATTAGATATAGGACCATTTTCAGTATCTGAATAAAATTCAGATATGTATGACGATGTTCCGTCATGTGTTAAATATAAATCAACAAAATTAGTTTCTTCTGATGTAACATCATTCACTTCTATTGATGCGAAAAATGCGTCTGTATTATCAATATTGGTTGATATTATTGTAGAAGTAGTTGCTGTTGCTACTGTAGTGTTTATACCTGATAAATTTACAAATCCTATTGATTGTGTTCCGATACCTGTTAGATTTGTATTAAACGAAGTTTGACGTATTTTAAGATCATAATCATTATTTTCTGGATCATCAGGAGTAAATTTCAAACTTACATTATTAGAGGTGTCCATTTGTCCAAGAATACTACCAAGTTCTAATGGAGTAGTGTGAATTTTTGATCTCTCAGCAGTGAATATATTTGAACTATCTTTGAATAAGACAATATCTGATATTTGAGTATTGCCTGTATTTGGATCTCTAATTTGTACTAAGAATGTTGCGTATCTTGCATTTATTGATAAATCTAAGAATTGAGTTAAAGTTGTAGCAGTGCTCTTAAATAAAGTAGATATATCATCTATTTCTAGAACACGGTTTGTCTTACACTCAATATATGGAGATAGTTTTGTATTTTTTAATTTAAGGAATTTTGATTTTCCGTCAACAGTATCAATATCTAAGGCAAAATCGAAGTTATTAATTGTATCAACTCTCTTCTGCTCTATAAAATCTAACGCAAGAATATCTGCAAAACTTGAAGTTGTAATACCAACACTAGTTGTTGATGTAATTCCAACATCTGCAAAGTTCTTTAACCCACTAGTATGAAGTAATCTATTTACAGAACTAACAAGAGTTTCATAAGTTACTGAACTTTTTACACTATAAGATAAATTTTGATAGTAATCATTATCTGGTATTAACTGATAATCTTGACTCAATTTTCCTATATCATCATTCCAACCTTGATTTTGTCTTAGTGAATAACTAATATCAAATCTTCCAGAATTTTTTGATATTGTATTAATAGTGGCTATATTACCAGAAATAAATCCTTTTATTAATTGACCAGCAACTAAATTAAATGCACCAGGTGTTTCTTCTACAACTTTTATAAACTCATTAGTTGATACAGATACTTTTAAATCAACAGGAATATAAGAGGTTCCTACGAATGCTAATAACTTTTCACCTACACTAAACTTAGATATTCCTTGGTTAATTTTAAACTGTGGGTAATCATTTCGACTTATTAGAGAACCAAAAGAATTTTGAACAGTTTTTGCAACACCAGCATTTGACGTAAATGGAGATATGTCAAATGAAACAGTAGCAGGATTTATATTATTAACTGATGTTATTTTAAAGAAATTAAATCCATTATCAACAGAGTTAAATCCAGTTCCAGTATCACCAAATTTTTGAAGACCTTCAACAAATATTTCTTCATCCACTGAGAAAGGTGGAACGGAAAAACCTAGTATTGGAGTTACAAGTGTACAAGTTACAATACCAACTGCTGCATCATATACTAATTTGCTTACAGTTGATCCATTATCATTGTCGATTGCAAATATTTCATGAGTTACTGACTGTAACCCTTTGGGTGGAACAATTACTTCTACGTTGCTTAAAGAATTACTTGCAACTGTACCAGTGATCGTCCCTGTGGTATCTTTAATTCTAGTAACTGGATTAACAATTATTAAATTAGGAGTTGATGTATAGTTTTTACCACCATCAATTATTTCAACTTCTGTTATGGTATCAGAATTAATTACTGATATAACAGGAGAAACAAATGCTTCAGGTTTAAGTGTTGGATCTGATGAATATTCAAAACCTGGATTTAAAATTCTAATATCATCTACTCTGTTAATTGTTGTTGAATCTGGCAATAATGTAGCATTTATTCCTTGGGTTGATGCAACACTTACGAAAGAAGGTAAACTATCATATCCTACTCCACCAAAATCAATATTTACCCTGTCAATAGGACCTTTTGCTCTTGGTGATTTTGTAGAGTATTTTAATACACTAGTATCTGTTGGAGTATATGATAATTTTTCTGGAACTTTTGGTATTGATATACTAAAACTTGTATAAGAAGCACCAACAACAGGTGGAACATTAAAAATAGAATATTCACCATCATAATCACTATTTAAATAGTGAATCTTATTGTAATTAACAACACCAGTATCAGATGTACTAATAAATCCCGATTTCTTAATATTATAATAAAGAATTGATGGATTATTATCGGAATAATTTAATGTAACTGTCGCAGTTGATGTAACACCAACTGTTCCAACACCTATAACTTGTAAGTTAGTTGTATTTCCTACTGATACAAATTGATTTTTATAATCTTTATCATGGTAGATATTAAGTTCATATCCAAGCAAGGATGAGTGTCCTACTCCAAATACTAGGTTATTATCTCTTATAATTGGTATTGGAGGGTTGACTAAGGAAAATTCATGATTACTACCTGTTGTACCACCTGTTGAACTAAGTTCAATAATGTTGGCTGGATTACTTGTAACATCACTATAAGTTTCACCTAACTTAAAATTATTATCATCAACTTTGAAAACATAATACGAATCTTTATTTGTTAAACCTTCTGTTATAGATGTTGAGATATATTGTACTTTATCACCAGTGTTTAAATTATGTGCAGTAAAGTTAAAATTATTAGTTGCAGTTGTGACTCCACTAGATGCAATATTAATTGGATTAACTAATAAATTATGAGTATTTGAATCAAATTTAAGATCTATTTGAGTTGATGTTCCTATTCCGACAGATTGATTTGGAGAAACGGATAATTTAACTACATCACTGTTAAGTAAACCATGTGCAGTTGAAACAGAAACGACTGCATCAATTCTTTGTAAAGTTCCAGTTACCTTATCAAAATTGCTTTCAAACAAATATTCAAAACTGCTTGTACCAACAGTTGTATCACCTATGAAAGATAATCCCTCGGAGGTTGTAGTTAAACCAACCTGAGTTACTATACCAATATAATCCTTAGATTTTCTAATTACAAATACATCTTGACTATTACTACCTTCAGGTATATTAAATGTAGTTACTCCATCATCCTTAGAAACTGTTAGTGCATATCCTACACTTGGTTTTGTTAATGTAACTCTTTGATTTGTTTTAAATGGATGATTTGGTAATCTTATGCTACGAGTTGGTGTTGATACGACACTAATTAAATCACCTAGTGTTGAGGTTGCAGTTGATCCTAATCCAACAACTGTACCTACACCAACAGATTCATGTGGATTAAAAAATACTTTATCATCTATTTTTGAGTCAAATACCTTTGTTCTAAGAGGTATATTGAAGAAACTAGGTATCAATGAAACAGGTGTAGACACAGTATGAACACCACTTGATACTCCTCTCTTAACTCTTATTACATTATTCTGATTAAATGTATTTAAAACAGACAATACTTCTGTTCCAATACCTATGGTGCTACCAACTGAAATATGATCTGGTATATTTGTGACGTAAATATCAGTTACAATACCTGTTGATGCAACGTTTGGAACTTCTTGATATACAACTGTTTGTGCAGTATTAATACCAATCTTGTGTGATCCTGCAAGTCCTTTAATTTCTGTTGTGCTTAAACCAGATATCACAACATTATCGTGTGCATTTAAATTAGGAGCAGTTGAAATATACGCTGCTACATGAGTTGGATCTCTCCAAACAAAAGTTGCATCAAAAGTGTCAACAGTAGTATTGATTGATTCAATTGTTTTTCCAGAAACTCTATTAACAGATACACTTAAACCACCACCATTGGTATTTGTATTGTCAAATATTGCAGAATCTCCAACTTCATAATTATCTCCAGTGTTAATAATTTGAATTGAATTTATCGAACCAGACGTAGTTGATTCAACAATAGATGATTGTTTAGTTATTTCGTTAGATTCAACTATAAAATCATTATCTGCAAATGGATCAGAAACTTTATATGGATAACTATTACGTATTAAATCAGAATTGCCAAAATTGAATGTTGATTGGTTAAGATTGAAGTTATCAGTTGATGGATCAGTTCTGTAAGTGTCTCCAATAAAATATGGAAATTCTGGCAATAAAGAATTGGAACCAATACCTACAAAATACGCATATACTCCGTTAGGATACTCTGGTGTTCTTCCATATCTACCATTATGTTGATCTAAATCACCTGCGTTATTAAAACTATAATCCTCGACAAAAAATCCATTACTAAATTGGTGTGGTCTATTAATAACATTATTAGGATTTAAAGTATATCCAGAAGTTAATATTTTAACAGATGAATTTTCGTCAGTTGAATCACTATAACCATAAGGTCCATATATCGGATTTCCATCATATGCCCAACCAATTATTGGTGAGTGTTCAGTACCAGTGTCACCAAAGGTGTCATTTCCAATTTGAGTTGAGTAACCAACAATTGAATATTGCAATTTATTATTAGTTTCAATTAATGCTTCATTACCATATCTTGCAAATGTATTAACAGTTAACCCCCTTATACCTGCTTCAAGTTTACATCCACTTCCTGGTGGAATAACTTTTATATCAATTTTATCTTGTTGATATTGTAATCCACCCTCTAAGATGATTACTTCTTCAATTTTACCATCTTTTACTACTGCTCTTAATTTTCCACCAAGACCAGTTCCTATTCCCACTACCTCTAAATCGGGTGCAGAAGAGTACTCTCTACCTTTTGTTTGTATTTCTACAAAAGTAATTTTACCGTCTGTTACAATCGGTTTTAACTGGGCATCCTTACCAGTTTTAACCGTTACTGATATTGATTTTTCAAGATTAAGAATATCAGAACCATATCCAGAACCCTTGTCATACATTAGAATATCAGATATTCCACCTCTAAGAACTGGTGTTGCTGTTATCACTCCAACATCAGTGTTAGCTAATTCATATTTTAAGTTTAATCTAACATCTGGATATTTAAATACTTGGAAACCTGTTCCTCGATCAGAGAACTTAATATAATCCTTTCTCTCAAATTCTGAAGTTATTGTACCACCGAGACCAGCATTTGTAAGTCTAAATGCATTATCGTTTAATTTTAATATTTGATAAAAATTAGAAGTTGTAGTAATACCAGTTGATGTGGTTAAACCAGTAATTGTATTAGGTAATGTAGATCCTATACCAACAGCAGTTTGATATACAATTTTATCACCATTGTTGAATCCATGATTATCAAAATGAATTACATTTGTTATTGTATTAATTCCTATTGGTTTGACAAATACTTGTCTATTTTCATATCCACTTCCACCATCTAATACTCGTATATCCTTTAAAGTTTTTTCATTATAATATAATTTAAATTTATGAACACCTATTTTGTTACTTGTAGTAAATCCAACAGTGTTTATACCTGCACTATAATCACCTAGTGTTTGATATAGTTTTATAGTGCTTGTGTTTACAACTTCTGGGTAATATGTGGCAGCATTCACGAGAGTTGTAGTTCCTAAACCAACCACTGATGTTCCCGAATCATTACCTACAGTTCCAATACCAAGAGGTGGATTATTATTACGATCATATATTAATGGTTGACCACTTACAATATTATGTCTATCTTGGAATGTTATTGTTTCATCTACATTATCAACTCCACCAGATTCTGATAATAATCTAGCATCAAAACTTAATTCCCTTTTTCTATCCGCTAAAACTGGTTCTAATACTGCTCCACTACCATTACCACCTTCAATTGTTGCTGATAATACTCTATGGATACCAAATTTTTGTGGGTCAACTTGAACTTTGGTCACACTACCAGTAATTACTGGTCTTATTAAAGCTGTTGTGTTTCCAATACCTGGACTTGATAAAGTAATATCTGGTGGATTTACAACATCATAATTTTTTCCACCATTTAATAATGTAATCTTATCTAATGGTCCAAAAAATATTTTATCGTTTGATTTATAGTTTTTTATCTCAACACCATTAATTAACATTCCTGTTGATCCTGGATTTGTCTTTACTGATGTAGAATTTACTAAATCTGGGTTAAGAGGAAATTTTTTAAATAATTTTTGTGATGCGATTTCTTGATCAAGAGTTCCAACAAGTGAGAAGGTATGGGTCCCAGTTCCTGGTTGTAGTGCTTCAAACTCTACGAAATCTGCTATTGGAATAAATGATCTAGAACGATATAATCTTATTTGATTTCCATTTGATAAAACTTCAACAAAATATGAAGTTTCTGGTAAATTTGGTATGATTGTTCCTTGTGCAGTATAAAAAATTTCATCACCAGTTATGAATGGTACTGGACTTGGGAAAGATAAGATGCTATATCTTAAAGTATTAGGATTATATCCAGAATTAGGTAATTCATTTCCTGCAACAGCCTCTGGTAAAATTGATTTTGGTAATTCGGTGGTTATTTGATATGATGGCAATGAATTGGATGCAACATAAAAATTTTCATCCATTTCATTATAAACATTAGTTATATCTGATGTAAGAATATTCTGACCAAAATCCATGTCAGTTTTTGTACTTGAAGCACGATTAATAACTCTTCTTAAATCATAAAAACGATTTGGATCTGGTAATACTGTAATATTTGATAATAATGTTAGATTGTTTATTGAAATAGTAGATGTATCTTTATCAATATTACCAACTGTACCAGTAGCAACTACTTCTTCCCCATTTTGAAATAATACTTCAATATTATCACCTATTTTTAAACTTGATTTATCAATATCCCTTGTAAATAAAACAATGTTAGCTCCAAATATGTTTTTAATTTCAAATCTTGAAGAAGTATTATAAATCCAAGAGTTTGCAAATATTTGTTTCTTTGTTCTACCTTCAGATGGATTTAATATTTTTTCACCAACATTTCTGACTGTTATATTTTCACCTTGTGTTAGTAAACGAATATCTGACGTTGGAACAAATTTAGATAAAACACCAGTTAATCTTAATCTCACTTCTTTGGTTAAATCACCACCCTCATAACCAAAATAGTATTCATTTGATTTAATATCATCAGTGGTTGATATAATTCCTACAATATTCTGACATCCAAAAAATTGATTAACTGATTTGTCACTGTAGTAGATATTTGTGCTTATTCCAGACACTAATGTACCAGTTGCTCCAAATCCAACAGTTGAATCAACAGTAATTACAGAAGAACCTGCTGAAACATTTCCAATCACCTTTGTTTTGGGAGTTACACCAAATGTACCTTCGATTAAATCAATATCATTGAACCCAACAAATAAACCGATCTTATAATATACCTTTCCTCTTCTTGTTAATGGTTCAACTTCGGATATTGATGCTCTTGTTGCACTATCAGATGATTTTACAATAGTTTGACCAACTAAATGAATAGGATTACCAGAAAGTGCCTCTGCAATAACTACTTCTCTCCTTATAAATTCTGCTGTTGATGGTTTTATTAAATATTGCTCTAAATCTAAAATTTTAGGTGTTTCATTATATAATACGTTGAATAATATTCTAAATGACTCTTCTGTACCTTTTGATTGATATAATGACTTTGAATTTTTGATAAAATTACTTACATCAAGGTTATTAACGAAATTTACATTTTCTAAACCAGGTGTAAGTAATTTTTTTGTCTTTTTATAAAATTCTTTGAGAAAAAGTGCACTTAAATTTATGACAGTTGCATCATTTTCATGATTTGTTGCTGTTGTGTCTGAAAATACTAATTCTGATGGATTATTATCTTGATGATATGTCGTAATTCCACTAAAACCACGAATACATCCTGTAAAACTGTTAGTTGTGATTCCAGTATATGTTATAACCTCATTTTCAATTTTGAAAAGACCGTATTCATTTGGAAATCCTTTGGTGCTACTAACATTTACAGTGGTATCAGTGATTGTAACATCATTTGTTAGTTTTGTTTCCCCAACAACAACTTCAGGTGTTAAATTATCTAATTTTATGTACTGATCCAAATTATCAGTAAGGTCAATCGGACCTCCCTGATATTCTTGGGATATGTAATACTGTTTTAGAAAATCTACTGCCTTTGGACTTTCAGATATTAAAAACTCAGGTATTTGGTTTTCAATTATCTGTTGGACTTTGACTCTTTTATCAATTCCAGTGGTTATCATATTATCCTCTTACCAGTGCTCCATTTGCATAACTTGATGTAACCTTATATCCGACACCTGATATCTGTTCACCAGAAGTAATAGTGTCTTTAACCATATTTATGGTACTATCTCCAACCGCAAAACTGAGATACAAATCTTTAAGTCCAATAACATCATTTGATTCAGGAAATGCTTGAATTTCAATAATATTATTTGATCTTTGAGTAGATGTTATATTAACAGTTGATACTATCACCTCTCCATGAACATAATCAACTATTCCAGCAGAAGCAACAATCAACTGACCCTGTGATAGTTCATTATCACCTTTTACAATCGCTATAACACCCTTACCACTTCCATCTAATGAACCATCACTATTTTTATTAGGTATGTCAGTAAAATATACTGTATCAGTTTGACCTTGAATTGTAAATCCTGTGCTTTTTATATTTTTACCCTCTGGATTAATATGAAATCTATTACCATAACATAACTCATACTGAGCAAATTGGTTTGTGAGTGCTTTTAGATTTCTTCTAATCCTTACTCTTGTTATGTTAGATGTGATTGCATCATCAATATTATCAATTACATTTACTAGTTTACTATACTTAAACCTTCCACCAAATTTATTGATATCAGTGGATGAACCATAAGTAAGAAGTCCATTTATGACATTTGTTTTTAATTCTGATACAGTAGTGACTTTTGATTGATCATAGTATACAAAAGAATCTAATTCAACATATAGTAACTTAAGGTCAAGTATTTTTTGATTGATACCAGCTAATGTGTATCCCTTTAAGTTTGATAATATAGATTGTTTATCAAAATCAGATACAAATTCACCATTTTTTGGTTTAATTGTAATGAATACTGTTCCAAACTCTGGTGGATCAAGTTCTTCACCACCAACGACAGAAACGGACTCAGTATTAGGATATATTTGCTGTATTACAGATTCATAATCCCTTGCTGTAACCGCTCTGTACTGTGATGAATAAAGCCTAGGTGCAAAATACTTAATTGAGTCAATTGACTCAATATTACCCCCATTAGCTGCCGCTGATACTGTTGTAATAGTTGGTGTAGTTGATGGTAATGCTATCTGATTTGATGAAGATACTACACTACCAGCAAAACTAAACAAAGCAGGACCGTTTCCTTCGGCACCGTCAGTTACTATGTAAGAAACGGTGATTACCGATTCATTTTCTAACTTTTTACCAAATACACCATCACCAAAGAGTAGTTCATATCTTTCATCAGTAATTTCTTGTATTAAATATGTCTCTGATACATCAGTAATGTTTAATATGTTATCTACTTTGCGATATTCTCTTCCTAAACCAGTGTCAGCAGCACCTTTTACAAATACTTTTATAGTTGAAGTATCAATAAATGAATTTTCAAGTAAAAATCTTTGATCAAGTGACCCATCTACTGTAAAAGTTTTAGTTAAATATGATCCTTGGTATACAACTATGTTGCTAAATGATCCAGTGCTACTTACTACATTACCATTTGCATCAAAAGTTTGAGTTGTAGTGGTTGTAATGCTTTCTGGTATTGAAAATACATATGAAGTGTCGTTTGCTGAACCTACACACACTAAACCAGCTTGAAGAGTGATTGTTGGAGTGTTTCCAGAGGTTGTAAAGTCAAAAGATACTGTCGCTTGAGCAGAACTTCTTGATCTGGGTACATATCCAATGTTCCTTGCAAGAGAAACCACGTTTTCACGGACAGTTGCAGAGTCTAAGAATGACTCATTCACAACCATGTTCGAGTTAAATGCAGTAATATACGTATTATATGCTAAAGTGTCAATTAAAACTGAAAAATTAGATCCTTCAAAGTCAAAATCCGTAAAATCGGAGTTTGCACGGATATAATCCTTAATTGAAGTTTTAATTTGATCGAAATCGAGGTTTGTAAACTTAGTAAAAGGCATTTATCTTGTTGCTTCGAGCATGAATGTGAATTCTTGTACAGGAACTTCTTGTCCAACTATATTAAAGAAGATTTTAACCTCAAATTCGTTCGTATCTGGTCGTGGTTCTACTTCAACATCTACATTTTCTATTCTAGGTTCAAAATTTTCAAGTGTAATCAGTATTTGATTCTGAATTACAGATGCAGTACCAAAATCTACAAATTCAAATAGGCTATCACGTACCTCAGATCCCAAAACTGAGTTAAAAAACCTCTCAGTTGGAATAGTTTGTATTAAATTTCTTACAGACTTCTTAATTGCATTCTCATTTTTGAGAATTGGGAGGTCTTTTGTGATTGGATGTGGGGTAAAAGACAAACTTATGTCCTTAAATGCCCTTGAAACCCGTTTTATTGCCATATTAACAAGAGTTTTCCTGTTTTATTTATGACACTTTTTAAGAATGTTATTATTTATCCTAATTCTGGTTCAATTTCGTCTTTTTTAGACCTTTCTTTTGCTGTTTTCCAAAAATAATTCTCTTCTGAACCCAATCCATCACGATCATGACCGTTTTCTACCTGATAATATACGGTTGAAACCTTAAAATCGGGTACTTTTGGTGTTTCTGGTGTGATACTGTTATCATAGATACGCATTCTATTGTTTGGATAGAGACAAAACTGTCCATTATCCAATTCTAACAGGTTATGACTCTTATGTTCAGCAGGTTGTTCACTTGTTGAGTAGTCAATTGCGTCTACATCTGAGTGGTAATTGTCCAAAGTGCAAATATATGTGCCAGTTTGGTTGCCATAGTCCCTTGTCATGACCTCATAATGCATTGAACCGATAAATTGTTTCTGAACTGCAACAACTCCATAGTCCATACAGTTCCAAAACTGTAAATTATGCAGTGTCATATCGGGTTTTGGTGTCTCAGGGTCACTTGTAAACGCAGAAATCGGCAATTTATCAAACATTGCAGCATATTCTGGTAAATAAGTCTCAAAATAAAAGGCACGACCAGGTATACTTTTTGCAGATACCCAAACTCCTTTCACAAATTCACCATGACCACTCTTATGATCGGTTAAATACTCTTTTCTTACCCATACTTCGTAGGAAGGTAGATTCGCAATTAACGTAGACATCTATTTTCCTTGTCCTCTTGGTCTTTTACGAGCCGAGTTACGGGGTGTAGCGGAGTATTTTGTGTGCTTTCCGTTTCCTTGACGAGTTTTTTTCGGACGACTTTCAATTGAGTTGCCCATATTTGTAAATGTTTTTGCCATTAGTTTTCTTTTACGTCTGTTTCGAGTTCGAGCGGATGCGGTGTACCGTTTGCAAAGAAGTCATCCGCTAAATCTTGCATTTTATCAAAGTACTCTTCTTCGGTGAGGTTATCAAATAAAACCTCACCTTTATGAGAGATACTATATAACTCTGGTTTTTTCATGTCCTACACGAATACGAGGGTCACACATAATACGGAAACCTGCTGCCTTTGCATCTAAGCAGAATGAGACATCTTCTCCGCACATGTCTTGAACTGCTCCAGATTCAAATACTTGCATCTTCGGAGCAAACCAAGGATACTTAATACCTTCATCTTCAAAGACACCATGCTTGATTAGGAGCCAACCGAAACCTGCATAATCGACTGTGAATGGTTTCTGTCTCTTTGCAATTGAATCAAGTGTTTCATGG